GCGCTGATGACCGCCCCGCCGATCTCGCGTTCCCCAAAAAGCAGAGGAACCGGGTAACCCACTGCCACGGTGTTCACCGGCGCGCCAAAGGCGTAGTTGGGTTTGTTGTCCGTGCTGGACGAGGCGCCGACGTTGTATTTCGGCTGGGGTGTCAGCAGCTGGACAACACCCCCCAGCATCATCGACAGACCGAGTCCTGTAAGGGCCGTTGTTGTCGCAGTTGCGGCAGCTGTGCTCAGACCTATCGCCGTCAGCGAGGCACCCGCGGTAAAATACGCGGCCACGAGAGCCACTGCCCCGATAACGATCTGCAGCACACCGCCGCGCTTTGAACCTTCGGTAATGGCCGAAATCCGGTACACCGCACCGCCGCGGGTCATGTCGAATTCGTCGAGGCCGATGTTGTTTTTGCCATTGAAGAAGGCAAAGCGGATCCCCTGCATATGTCCTTCCGACAGGTAGCGTTTAAAACCGGGAACCTGGCTGCACATGGCGCGCAGCATCTCGCGCAGATCCTCAACGTGAAATTTGTGTTCGCGCCCGAACTTTTTCGCCATGCGGCCTTCAAGAATCAGTGTTTTCAGCATTCATCAGCTCCCTGTGCCGGACCACACGAACGGTGCGGTCGCGGTAATATTTGCCGTACGGCACCCGGGCAGACAGGTTGCCGAAATTATGGTGCAGCATGATGTTTTCCTGGTGCTCGTGGTGACCGAGGTAAACGGCCGCGTGGTTCGTTACCTGCGCCTGCACGCGCATCATGATCATGTCGCCGGGACGCATATCCGTCGGGTCCACCTGGACAAAGCCTTCTGCCTCCCAGTTATCGTCGTAGCGGTTTTCGCCCTGCTCCCACCATTCGTACGGTACCGAGTAATCACCCAGGGTAATACCGTGCTCACGCTGGTACCACTCCCGGATCAGTGCCCAGCAGTCGGCAAAGCCCAGCACCCAGCGCCGCCCGGCATAGTCCCGGTCCTCACGAGGTGCCAGGGTGCAGAAGTCCCCGTCCAGCCAGCTCATGATGCCCCATTCCACCCCGGACCAGTCGCACTGCACCCTGTCCATTTCGGACGGCACAAGCTGGACCACATCCGGGTGGGAGTGGATAACCATAATGATTTCGCCCTGCTCCGACGCTGCCAGCTTATCCTCTGGCGAGATCGTGAAGGCCTCAGTGGGCGTTGCTGAAATATTGCGGCACGGAATGTACTGCTGCGCCCGCCCGGCCTGCACCACCACGCCGCAGGCCTCGTTCGGATATTCCGCGGCGACGTGGGCGCGGATCGCTTCCATCAGTTTTTTTCGCATGGTTATTTACCCTGAAGGTTTGCCGCCGGGAAGCCGCCGAACGGCAGCGGGTTACCCGTCCCGAACCGCGCTTCGCAGTCCTGTATCTGGCCGCCGCACATATCCAGCGCCGGGTTATCCGTGGGGGTGCCATCCTTGAGAAAATAACGGTTCCCGTTGTAGTCGCACCCGGTGCCGGTGCGGTACCAGCCGCGCGTGCACCAGGTGCAGACCGGCGTAATTTGCCGGGTGGGCAGCTGCAGGTTCTGGATGTCAAAGGGTGAGCACAGTTCAAAGTCGACCTGCACCCGCGTTTCAGCTGTTTTGGCGTTAACGTAAAAAAGCTGCACGCGCTCGTCCGCCGGGCTGGCGTTCGGGTTGCCGGCTGTCCAGTTGGCTGCGTCGAGGTATTTCGCCAGCGTGGTGTGGATCTTCACCTTTGCCCTCGCCAGATCGTCATACTCGAGGCACAGCGCCGTCACATAGTTGCCGACGTTCGACACGGAAAGCGTGGGTGTGGGCTGCGCCCCGGTGCTGGACAGCTCCAGACCTTTCAGCTCGTAAGGGTAAGGGTCGTACTGCTGACCCTGCCAGATAATGGCAGGGAGGTTGTCAGCCGCGAATGCAGCCCAGCCTGCAGTAGCAATATTGTGGGCATGGAAGCGCAAAATGGTATCCATGCCAAATTCGGTGCCGTCGATCTCGATGAGCTGTATCAGTTCACCCGGTTCCAGTTTCTGTACGTCGTTCGTAAAGCTCATATTCAGCCCATAAAAAAAGGCCGCGCAAGCGGCCCTGGAAAAGGAGGAATAACTAAGGCCCGAAGGCCTGCTCAAACACAAATGACAGTTCTACAAAGCCACCGTGGGGAAAAGTTGGGCTGACAGAATCAGCTTTAACCCGGTATAGCTTCTGCTCGCCCCACGGGTTTACCCACCAGAACGATTTGATCACATGGCTCAGAAGGAAATCGCGCACTTTCTTCATCGTCGCCACATCGCCATTGCATGCCAGATTCCAGGTTTCGGCATCAGAGTTGATCCCATTGCCAGCCACCTGCTTATAGCCGTCGCCAAACTGCGCCTGAAGCGTGGCCACAGTATTTGCTCCAGTGGGCCCTATGCGGACGCACCAGGTAAAAGTGTCGATTGCCATATTGCTCCTTAGCGGCGATAGAGGATGCCGCCTGGCGATATTTCTTTCCTCAGGCGATCGGTAAGGGTTTGCTGAACAATGCCTTCAAGCTGGCGTGCTGTGCTGGCGGTATTGGCGTTACTGATTTCACCTGCAGAACCATCCTGGGTAATGTTGACTGGGGCGTGAACATTGATGACTGCATTGCCATAACCTGTTGCATTATTCACGCCTGAAGATACAGCCCGCACACCCAGCGACCCATCAGCGGCACGGGTCAGCGGCATGATCGCCTCCGGCCCCGCCTCGCCCATGACACCCGCTCCTTTAGCAAAGGCGAAGAATGTCGGCGTATCCACAATGCTGTTACTGAACGCACTGAGAGAAGGAGAGTCGTATACTCCACCTTTAGCGTTGAATGTGAGCGAGCCCGCAGCGGCGGTATAAGCCCCCGATGGTGTTGCGCCAGCAGCGGCACCTCCGCCAAACGCTCCCGCCACGCTGCTGGCCAGTGTGCCCAGGATGCCCGAGGAAGAAGAGCCGCCCAACGCGCTTACTGCTGCCATCTGCAGGCTGACCTTCGCGATCATCTCCATTGCAGACAGGCCCCACTCTTTCCAGTCTGCTTTTCCGCGAACAAGCATAGAAGCTACGTTACCCAGAGCGCTGTCCATAGTAGAGGTAATACCCTGTGAAACCGTGCCCGCGATATTGCTGACATTATCCATCCAGTCAGCAAGACCCGCACTGACGCCAGCCCGCCAGTCCAGTTCGCTGGCTTTAGCCTGTTGATATTTTTTATCAAGTGCATCCAGTGCCGAAGCGCGGGCAGCAACAGCCTCTGCGCCTTTATCCGTTTTATCAAAGACCCGCTCTACTTCCTGTCGGTCACGGTACTGATCCTGATCACGACTCCCCATCCCTGACGTGGCGACATTCAGGTTTGTTTCATCCTGATATCGGCGCGCGGCGTCTTTGAGATCCTTAAGCGCGTCGGTCATCTCACGCTGCTTGCGAACTGCCTCGTCAGCTTTTTGCGACCACTGGGCCAGCGCCACAGCGCCAGCTTCAATGGATTTGCGCTGCTCTTCGCTCCACTTGGTGCCGCTTTCATGAGACGCGGCAAATAATTCGGCAGCCTGCTCGCCCTGAGTAGCACGAACTTTTTGTACTTCGGTAGCAATGCTCAGATCAGCCATTTTTCTGCTGTACTGCTCGGCTGTTTGCGCTGCCTCACGAGCGGCCTTGCCTGCATCTCGTGTAGCATCTGCCTGAGACCTTTGAGCGTCAGCAACTCGCTGCGCATTGTTGTACTCTGCTTCGGCCGCCTTTACATAATCCGCAGCATATGTAGAGTTTTCAGGGCCGGTGCGGCCCATTTTTTCAAGGTCAAATTGCGCCTGCTTGCGGATCCTGGCAAGACCGGTTAATCCAGCAAGCTCTGCCTGCTGCTGCTTTTGAATGAGGCTTTGCTGATCCTGGGTAGACACAGGTGCCTGAGGGAGGCGCATAGGGGCATTGACCAGCGCGCCTCTTGAAGAGAGAAGCTGATTACCAAGCGAAAGCAGTCTGTTTAGCTCAGAATGCTGACCATTCATCATCAGCAAAGATTGATATGCCTGGTTTTGCTTCCACGCCTGCTCGCGAAGCTGATCGGTCCTGCGACGTTCAATTTCTGCTAACGCCTGCTGGATAATCCGCGCCTGCTCCCGCAAGTTATTGAGCTTATCTTCCTCAACAGCTAAATCACCCGTAACAATAGTAATGGCACGCACTATATTGAGGTCATTTTCTCCGGTTATTCCGGGCTTACCTCTTGATGTATTGAGATCACGAACCTGTTTTTCTTTTTGTGTAATTTTCTTCTGCTGTTCAGCAATCTGGCGGTCTATCTCAGCCAGAGACTCAACTGTTTTTTTACGATTTTCCTCAACATCAGGGAGAGACATGGTTGAGGTTTTTTCTCTGATCTGATCTATCTGCTTGGCGTACTCTTGCGCAGACTGGCGAGCCTGCTCCTGACTTTGATACAAGGCATACCATGCGCCTGCACCAAGCATGACGAGACCAGGCACTCCGCCAATTAATCCCATCGCCCCGCCCATTAGCCGGGTGCCGACAGAAGTAACGCTATTTAAGTTGTTTTGTGCGGTGATTCTACCGTCAAGATTACGTTTTAGTGCAGCCTGAGCGGATGCCAGCCTTCTCTCCGCGGCAGCCTGTACGTCCGCATTCTTTGCGGCAGCCAATCCCGATTGGGCTCTTTCCAGCGCAGCACGTGCCCTCACCTTTTCTGTGGCAGTTCCGCTGGCCAGTGCTGCGGTCAGGCGAGCCTGTGCAGCAGTAACTTTTGCTTCTGCGACAGCAATCTTTTCCTGCTGAGCAGCCTGAATATCAGCCCCGCGGGCAGACTGCAGCGCCTGCTGTGCCCGATAAACATCGGCGCGAGAGGCTGCAACCGATGATTGTGCTGCTCTTTCTTGCGCTACGGCTAACGCAACTTCAGCTTTTGCTGCGGATATCAATGAAGCTGTAGCACCAGTAGCACTCGTGACAATGCCACTAAGATATTTCGCCAGGCCAATACCTACCAGACCAGTGGCAGCAGTAGTAACAAGCGTCATATTATTGGCAACGTCATCCAGCGCGCCGCTTACAGCTGAACGTGACAGACCATCAAGAAAACCAGCGAGACCATCTAACCCACCAGACAATGCTGCCGTTGCACCAGTTGCCTGATTTACTCCTCCAACCCATGCCATAAAGGAGTTCGTTACCCTCTGCATCGAACCGGAGACAGTTTGCGGCATTGAACTAAATTCACCGCGCAACGTTTCGAGCTGACTAACGATCGCAGGAACAACCTTATCAATGGTCAGCTGACCCTGATCGGCCATCGCTTTTAGATCTTTTCTAGCTACGCCCATACCAGCAGCCAGCGCCCTGACAACGCGATCGCCTGATTCATTGACGGCGTTGAACTCCTCACCACGCAATACACCCTGCGCCAGCGCCTGACTAAACTGAGTAATTACGGATCCGGACTCCTCTGCACTGGCTCCTGAAATCTTCAGCCCAGTAGAAACTGCCTCGGTTACCCTCAAAACATCCGCCGAGTCGTAACCAAATTCCCGCATAGATGCCGCAGCGCGTGAAAAGAGATTGGCGTTATCAGAAAACGCGGTCCCGGTTCGTTGGCTAATCTGCATGAGCTGCAACTGAGAGTTAGTGAAGTCATCAGTCGAGCTGGATGCCTGTTTCAAACGGGCATTAACTGAGGTCCATTCGTCGGCGATCTGAACTAATTTTCCTGTCGCGAATGCAGCACCAGCTGCAGCTGCGGCCCTGCCTGCGCTAGCGAAGCCATCTGTTAGCTCCGCTAAAGCCTTTTCGCTTTCCTTTGCGGACGCTGCAGCTTGCCTGCTACCATTCTGCATGGTGCGGTAGTAATCCGAACCCATGCGCGAGGCACGAGCAATCTCAGATTGGAAAGATTGAGAGTTTGCGGATATTTTGATTATTAGCTCGCGTAGAGCAGCCATCTCTTGCACCTTCTGATAGAGAATTTTTTAACATTCAGTCCGTAGCAGGAAGCGGGAAACAGGACATTTTTAACGTATTTCTGGAGATATTGATGCTAAGTTTGAATTTTGAAGTTCCAGGACACCCGGAAGATTATTATGAAATTAAAGAAAGAGATGATGGGTTATTAATTTATAAACCGATTCGTTCTAGAATCAGAGCGCTTGCCAAAACACAATGTGACTATTTTGATTATATATCCTCAATAGGTGAGAACACCCATATAGCAACTTTGGAAAGTAATGACGCCATTAATGATTTTTTTGAAAACGAACCGGAAGAAGCTCAGATTTCTATCTATAATACCCTCGCTGAAGAGTTTGACGTGATTACAGCAACCATTAATGAGAAAACTGCGGAAATTAACAAAGAAAACCAAAGCACAGAGCAGGCCGCAGAAAATATAGGCAAAATGATAGGTGCTATAATTTTGGTTGGCTTCGTCATTTTTATTTTTTCTCAGCTAACGTAAAAGATTGGATCGATTAATTGGCAACTAGCCAGCCAGCCCCGCAAAGAACCCCTCCAGCCCGGCACTGCTATTTTCCTGTTCGGGCATATTCCACTGGAGAATCAAATCCTCCATACTGACCTTCGCACCCTGCGAGTTAAGCACGGCAGCGGAAATCTGCGCCGCCTGAATATCGCCGCGCCGATCGCTAATGGGATTGATGCGGTCAAACTCGATCCACATGCGCAGCTCCCTGGCCGTCAGGGTTTGCTTCAGTTCATACAGAGTGCGCCCCAGACGGAGTGCCAGCGTCATCAGGAAGAGCGTGCCGGGCTGGCTTACGGCTTTTCCACCTCGGCCGCCGAAGTGGTCAGGTCAAGCGCCTGCTTGAGAAGGCGGGAGTGCACTGGGCCATAGAACTGCTCGACCTGCGGCTTATCCTCTTCGCTGAAGACCTGCGTGCCATCTTCCTCCAGTAGCACATCAATAAACAGCACCACATCAGCGCTCTTGTTACGAAGTGCGCGCTCTGCTGCCGTCAGCTCTTCTGGTTCACCCTCTCCCTGCATCGGATTAAGCACCTGCTGCCATTCAAGCCAGGCCTGCGCTGACGGCTCCCGAAGTTTTACCCTGGCGTTTTCCCACTCCGGAACGGTGACGGTTTTGGTACGGAAGCCTGCCATCGGCGCCAGCGCGAGCGAGCGTAGCGAATTCTGTGAAATCTTATTGTTCATTGCATTGATCTCGGTTCGATTTCAGAAAAAGCGGCTTTCGCCGCTGCTATTAGCCTGCAGAGGGTGCAGGCACGATCGGGACAGGCTTGCCTTTGATGCGCAGCGTAAACGATGCGGTCACCACCCCAGCGGTGCCCAGGCTCCAGCTGTTCTGGCGCACCTCAGCCAGAAATGCGTAACCGTTGCCGGACGGGAAGATCACCTGAAACGCGTGCAGCGCGTCAGTGTCGTAAGCGGCGCGTAGTGTGTTCTGCCCATCTTCATCAGCAGACCAGTTACCGGAAACCGTCATTTCACCTGGCGCGGCCAGGCCATTGGTCATCTCCTGCTCGGTAGAGCAAAGCGTGGTAGTGTCGATGTCTGACTTCTGCCCGCCGGTGTAGCTAAGTTCTTTGGTTGAGCAGTTGATGGATTGCCAGGTGGCACCGGTTGGGTTTGGTTCGGTTGCAGGATTTTCCGAAATATTAATTTTCGTACCCTGTGTTTTTTCATACTTAGAGGACATGGAGATCTCCGGATGTAAAAAAGCCGCCAGGAGGCGGCAGAGTTAATATGAAGTATGGCGTTATTGCCAGATCTGAACTTCAAGCGTTGCCCGGTAAAGCCCGGTGTCAGGCTCGTAGCCGTTGATCTCGTTCAGTCCGACAGGATGCAGATCGACCAGAGCAGCTTTAGCCTGATCACGCAGATCCCGGGCGTCATCAATTGACGAGGCCCAGGCATCGATCTGAACCGTGCAGGCTGTCTCCGCCGGGCCGGAAAATACATCTTCACTCGAGGAGGAAGGCAACAGGTAGATCACCCATGGCGCAGAGGTTCCCTGTGGCGCCACGTACGGAAAGACGTTACCGCCTGCCAGCACGCTGAGGCGTGGATAGATATCGGCTTCGGTCATTTCGCCAGTACCTCATCGATAGCCTGATTCATGCGGGCCAGCGCCACCTGCGTGGCTTCCTCCTGTCGGGTGTCAAACGCAGGACGAACAAAGGGGTGCGCTGGCATACTCGATGTCCCCAGTTCCACAAACCGCCAGTAAAACGCGTTGCGCGGATTGTCGGCCTTCATTGTGTTATCGCTGTTGCCAGTGTCCGGATTGACTCCCCGAATATGTACGCCGGAAGTGATTTCGCCGCGGCGGCGTCCTTTCTGGGTCACCACCACCACGTTTTTTTTCATTTTGCCGGTTTTGACTGGCGCGAGATTCTCTACTTCTTCTTTCAGAACCTGAGCGCCCGCCCGGGTGGCATCACGCAAAACCTTGTTATTTTCTGCCCGGCTGAGCGTTTCCAGATCCTTAGCGATGTCGGCCAGGCCGGAGAAATCAAGACTCGTTGAGATCACTGCTTCACCCCCTTCTCACAAAGTAACTCCAGGCGGGTCCCGTTTTCGGCAGAAATAGCCGACTGAATGTCGTATATCTCGCCGTTACCGGTTGGTGGCAGATGAACGGCGCGCCAGCCTGTGGATACCGGAATGCCGGGATAGCGACGCATCCAGATCCGTGTTGTGGTGCTGCTTACCTCAGCCCCACCCTCTATCCTCTCTCGGCCGGACACGTCCGCGACCTCAGCACGTACTGAAGCCACATCCACCCAGCCAGTGGCAGGCTGCCCGGAAGGCAGGCGCCCAGACGCTGGCTTTTGTAACGTAACCCGGTGTCGTAGTCGTCCCGCTTTCATACGCCATATATCCGGTAGGGTTGAAGAAGCGCTTCGGTGGAGAACGCAAGCGCAGAAGTTACGTTACCTACGTTTACAGCTTCACGGTTTGCGTACCAGTGACCGATAAGCAGCAGCATAGCCATTTCGATATCTTCGCCATAAAGCAACCGATCTGGGTCAGCAAGATAGTCAGGATCATCGGCAGTGTCATAAAGCCGGCGGCGGGTCCACGTTTCGACGTACCGCGCCGCAGCCTTAATACTGGTAGCGATCCAGATATCGTCTTCCGTGAAATCCTGCTCAATGTTGCAGTGGCGCTTAACCTGCTCTTTGGTCAGCATGCGCGCCCCTTACTTGCCTTTACCCTTGCCTTTCGGCTCAGGGTCTTTTTCCGGATCCGGCTTCCTGGCGCCGGGCTCTTCGGCGTAACCGCGGTTTACAAGCTCGCGGCCGTGCTGCTCCAGCGTCTCGAACTCGGTGCCTTCGGTAAGCACGTTGCCTTCAAAGTAGATGGGCTTGATAGCAATCAGCTTCATGGCTGTCTCCTTTAAGGAAAAAGAAAAGCGGCCCGCAGGCCGCCATTAAGGTTTACGCACCGCCACCAGCAGCAGGCACGGTGAAGGAACCGTAGATAAACGCTTCCGGACGTTTCACGGCCAACGCCAGACGCTCTTCGCAACGAATTGAGATCATGTTTTTCTCGAAGTCGTCGGCGTTCTCGGTGGAGATAACCACGTTGGCATCTTCACGATCGAACAGTTGCGCCGCTGCGTTAAACGCACCAGTCAGGAACTTGCCCTGGAATGCTGCTGCTTCAGTAGCCACAACCGGCAGGCCCCACAGGGTAGGACCAGTCAGCGCCGCCGGGTTCGCCAGAATGTAGCGACCCAGCGTGTCTTTGGTGAGCTCAATCTTCGCCCAGTCGATGAAGTGCAGGACGTGTCCGGAAGCCGGGAAGCGCGCCAGTTGCGCCTGAAGCATCGCGAGACGGAGATCATCAATACCGTTCTGCTGCTCAACCGTAAAGGCAGCGTCGTATGCTGAAGCCTGCGGCACGATGCCTTTCAGGTGCGCGCCGGTACCGTCGCCGAAGAGAATTTCCTGTTCTTCGACATATTTCAGACCGTAACGCATCTCAGCGTCGATGGTGGACTGCAGCTGAGCGAAATCATCCAGGATCTGCTTGGACGCTTTGAACATATGCGCGATGGTGGTCACCGGCGTGATCTGCGTGGCGAACTGGATATCGCTGTACGGCTTGGCGGTGCCTTCAGGCACAACCTTCGCCGCATTGGTGAATCCGGTCTGCTGCACCCAGAAGATGGCCGGCGCAGAGGTGCGGCCCGGGGCAATCAGATCCCGGATGAAGAGACGCTGCTTCGGCGCGGTATCAATACCCGGCAGGCGCTGAGGCTCAACCACACCGGTTGCCACGTCAGTGGAGATCAGCGCAGCATTCACCGGAACGCTGACGCGCTTCCCGCCTTCAACGCTTGCCGCAAACGCTTTCAGCGCTTCACTGCTGATAACGGTCTGGCCAACGGTCTCGATAATTTTTGCAGCGCTCGCCAGCGGCATCTGCGCTACCTGCTGCTCAATTTCACCCACTGAAGATTTCAGCGACTTCAGCGCATCGTTCAGCGCATTGTGTTCGGTGGCAATTTTATCCACCGCCTCTTTCGTCTGCGCAGACAGCTGACCAGAGCTTTTAGCCTCTTTCAGCGCGTCCTCGGCCTTCTGGCTGAAAGTGCCGGAAACTTCTTCCAGCTTCGCGGAGACTTTTTTCAGTAATTCGTTAACTTCAGACATGGTATTTCCTTATTAGCCGAACGCCGCCAGGGCGTCTTCAAGTTGTTTGAGATTGTCAGGGTTGATTTCTTCGGTAGCGCCCGGCGTACCTTCAGGGATGGCAGCAGCGCCTGGCTTGCTGCCGGATAAGGCTTTAAGAAGTTTTCGACGCTCAGAGCGCGGCGTATCGGTTTTGGCAAGTAGCGCATCAAGTTTGCGCAGCGCCGCCGCCGGGCTGTCGTCGTCGTCAGCAATTTCATCAGCGGAGAGGAGACTGTCAGCAAAGCCCTTTTCCACCGCTTCACTGCCGCCGATATAGGTTTCACCGTCCATCATCCTGTCGACGGTGGCAGCATCAAGACCGCTGCGAGCCTGGTAGATATCGCTCATCGCTTTATCAAACGGCTCCATATCAGCGGCGATCTGCGCCAGGTCATGGCGGTTGCCCATCGCGTAGACCCAGCAGTTGTGGATCATCAGGAACGCGCCGCGGCCGATCTGCACATCGTCACCGGCCATCGCAATAACCGACGCAGCAGACGCTGCCAGGCCGAGAACCTTAATGGTTACCCTGCCTTCGTACTCGCGCAGCAGGTTGTAAATCGCCAGGCCTTCGAACATGTCGCCGCCCGGGCTGTTGATGTTAACCGTCACGTCAGCACCGCCGAGCGAGCGCAGCGCGCCAGCTATTCGGCTTGCCGTAACCCCCTCTCCCCAGTAATCAGCGCCGATCACGTCGAAGATGGAAATGCTGTTGTCACCTTCGCGGGCGGCGCGGATACCACCGTTCCAGCGCTCCATTGCCGCAGCCGGCAGATCAGGTTTTTCGTGCGCAAAAGGTCGCCCCTCCGGCGCCACCGGAAGGCTTTTAATTGTCATGGATGCTCCTAAGCCGCTTGTTTCAGCGGGGACTGTTCGAAGGGGATGTCGGGGAATACGTGGTTATGAACCTGTCGCAGCGCGAAAGCCTGTGCTGCCTGGCTGTTTTGCTTCAGGTCTTCAAGCGGCGTCAGGTTGAGCTGCACCGTATAAAGATCGCCGCCCTCAATCGGTGGCATGTTCTCCAGGCGGCGCACGTCGTTACGGGACATCCAGCCGTTCTGCAGCGCACTGGTGTAGTAAGCAGCCCGTCCAGCGCTGTCGGCGCGCAGCAGGCCCTCAACTGAGAACTCAGCAAAGAGGTCCTCTTCGCCATTCAGCAGGCAACGGGAGATCTCCTGCTCGATATTCACCAGCAGCGGGCGCAGCGTGTGGGTCAGGAACTGGAGGTTCATCCCTTCAAGACTCGATGCCCAGCTGCTCTGCTTCGATGTGTGACCGACCATAAAAGGCGGCACGCGGAACCATCTGCAGATTTCCTCGATGCTGAACGACCGAGACTCAAGCATCTGCGCGGCTTCCGGGTTCATGGTGACGTTCTGATATTTCAGTCCGCCCTCAAGAACCATAATTTTTCCGGCGTTTTTAGAGCCGGTAAAGGCCTGCATATAGCCCCGAAGTCGCTCTCTTTGATCCTTATCAAGCGCCGCGTCAGCTGAAAGAAACCCCGAGCTTTGCAGGCCATTTTCGAAAATCTTTGCAGCGGACTCTTCGACGGCCATCGCCGCGCCGATCACGTCACGACCCGTCATCATTGGCATCATGCCGCAGACACCATCAAGGCCAAATCCCCGGATGTGCATCAGGTTCTTTTCGGAGATAACGCGTTTCTTGCCGTCCTCGGTGTAGGTGTATTCCAGCCTTCCGGTATCAAGCCGCTTCACCACCATGTTCTGGGGCAGCAGTGGCACCAGCGACACCAGCTTATTGCCGATAAACAGCTTCTCGACAAAGGCATTACCGCGCAGGCAGATACTGGCCACCACCATGAGCATAAAGCGCGACGGCGTCATTTCCAGATTGGGACGGCGACAAAGTACCTGGTAAACCGGATGATTCTGCGCCAGCTTGCGCGAGCCATCAGCCTGCCGGGTGTAAATCTTAACCGGCAGTGTGGATACCGACTCGCTCAGAAGCCGGACGCAGGCCCAGACCGCAGAAAGCTGGATCGCCCGATCTGCAGTCACCACCTTGCCGCTACTGCTCGTGCCATACCACTCCTGCCAGAACGTTCCGGTAGTCAGGCTGATGGGCACGCCCAGCCAGTTGAGCAAGGCGCTTTTTACCTTGCCCGGCTGCTTATTTTTCTTCATCAGAAACCTACCATGATGGGATTTTCAAAGAAGCCGTTAAGATCCTGTCGGGTCTCCGGCAGCATGGCCCGGCCTATATCCATGATCAGGGCAGTGGCCCCGTCGATTTTGTTCTCGCTGTGCTCCTTAATGGGCCGCACAACGTCATCGTTACCGGGGAGGTGCTTGCCCACCACGTTAGAGATACACCATGTCAGTATGGGATGGCCGTCATGGTGGAAGCGTCCGGCCTCTATCGCCGCCTCAAGCTCCTTCATCGGGTCCGACATGTTGGTGTAGTTCTGGACGATGGTTATCGGGCTGAGACCCTCATCGGCCAGATGGTGGGACAGGTTCGTGGCGCCGTGGGGATCGATGGCCGATTCCTCTACCGGGTTCTGCCGGTTGACCGCCTTCGCTTCCTCCAGGATGACGCGGTAGTCGATCTCTGCACCTTCGGTTACCTCCAGGTGGCCGGAGTTCACCCACTTCTGGAAGCGTTCAGCAGTACGCTGATGATCGGTGTCCGTGCTGTATACCGTGTCATAAGGCACCCAGAACTTAGGCGCTATGCAGTAATAGTGCCGCCTGCCATCAATATCACGGCTGAAGATGCGCACCATGCTGTTCATATCGAGCTTTCGCGCCAGGTCGAACGAAAGGTAGCAAGGCTGACCCTCGAACTGCTCGATCGTCAGCGTTTCATCCTCGCAGTTGCGCCAGCTGACGAGGTTGAAGTAAGCCGCCCTGGCTGATACCCAGATGTTCAGATGCTTGGTTTTGAAAACGTTGGCCTGGCGGGCGTTGTTCATGGCCCGCTTCTGCTGGCTCAACAGGAAATCGCTGTAGACAGAAATACCCATATTGGGATTCGCCTTGCGCAGCACCGCCGGATCGGTCCAGTCGTCACCCTCATCAACGGTGTAAATCACACCGAACAGCTCATCGTTAGGTACCGTGCCGTTCAGCATTTCAATAACTTCCCGGCGCTTGTCGTAGCACGGCCCCTCAATGTTGTAGCCCGCAGTGGTGATGGCCCACATTAGCGGCTGACGCCGGGCGCCCATACCTGTCAGCATGGTGGTGTAGAGCGCGTCGGTATCGTGTTCGTGATATTCGTCCACAATGGCGCAGCTCGGAGAAGCACCATCGCCAGGGTTGCCGATCAGCGGCTCAAGACGGGCACCATCTTCCGGCCGGTTCATGTTGGAGGCATTAACCTCCACGCCAAACGCGTCACAAAGCGCCGGGGTGCGTTTACACATCAGGCGCGCCGGGCGGAACACTTCCCACGCCTGCTTTTCCGTCGTGGCGCCGGAGTAAACCTCCGCGCCAAACTCGTCGTCACAGGTGAAACAGAACAATGCCACACCGGCAGAGATCGCCGACTTACCATTCTTACGCGGGATCTCGGTATAAACCTCGCGGAAACGTCGCAGCTTCGAGCCCTTGCGTACCCAGCCGAACGCCGAGCAGACGATAAACAGCTGCCAGGGCTCAAGGGTGATGGGCATGCGTTTGAAGGCCCACTCGCCTTTCGTATGCGGCAGAAGCTGGATAAACTTTGCCGCCTTTTCCGCCAGATCTTTATCGAACCGGTAAAGAAACTTTTTCGTTTTCTCTTTCGCCAGATCATCAAGGTGCCGCTGGCACGCATCGATGACGTAGCGGCACGCCACAGTTTTCCCCCGGACGATGTCACGGGCATACTGATTTGCGGCGTTCACGTTAGGGTAGGCTTTGCGCGTCATAGGTTTTTAAAGGGGTTGTCCGACTGTTTTTTGTTCCCACCAATCAGACGCTGCCTGCTGCTGGGGTCCAGCCCGAGCATGCCTCCGAAGGAGGCCATCTGCCGCATTGCTTCATTCAGCACGGTCAGCGCCGGGTTTTTGATCACACCGCCCATTGCGCCGGTTACGGTGATTCCGTTTTTAGCAACGTCCACCTGCGCAGCGCGGGCGTTGGCATAGGCCACACAAAACATTTCGAGGTTGTGTAAATCCGTGGCGCACAAAACCTCCTGCGCGCACAGCTCATTAGAGACCATTCTCCACATTGTCGCAGCGGATTCGCTGAGCCACTCGGGCGGGTCAACGCCGGCTATGGGTGTGAAGGAGGGTTCTTCTTTATTGAGGGCGCGCTTACCCGGATTGCCTGCCAGCAACTTCCGGGCAGTCGGCTTGGCGCGGCGTCCGGATCGGCCCGTCGCTCCAGCCATAGACGCTCCAGTTAAATTTTATATTTCGCGGGTGTAAAAATCTGACTGAGGCGGCGGTCCTTAGCAGGCAGGTGCCTGAACTTTTGACCCGCCCTCCCCCGGTAGTGAGAATCGATATCATTCGCATTAAAATGATTGCATTTGAAATCATTTCGAATTACATCAGTCGAGATGGAAGTCATCACTGAGGTTGCGGCGCCGCGCGCTACTGGCATTGTGCGGACAGGCGCTGGAGTTATGTCCTGACTGACCGCAGTAACCGCAGCGCAGGTTCGCACGGCGGGCTGAGCCACCCCATGTCTTTGGGCAATTCGCTACGGTGTGCAGCGTCGAGCCGCAGTAGGTGCAACGCGTATAGCTCATCGGGTTCTCTCCTTCGCGGTCTTGCGCTTATGGCACGGCCAGCAAAGCGATTCGAGATTGCTGTCTTCGTCTGTGCCGCCGTGAGCTTTCGGGATGATGTGGTCGACCGTTTCAGCCGGGCGAGGTCTGCCGTTGCGCAGGCACTGCTGGCAGATGTGTCGATCACGCTTAAGGATGCGGACGCGGATGATGTCCCACTTACTGCCGTAGCCACGCTGGTGGCGGCTCAGGCCGCGCTGATGCTGCTGCCATCCTTCGTTACGGTGCGCCTCGCAGTAGCCGGAACGGTCTGTGGTGGTGCCGGAACATCCACGCTTACGGCAGGCGCGAGGGATAGCTGCTGGCATATTATTGGCTCCAATAAAAAAGCCACCAGCAACGGCCAGTGGCTCACGACTTAAAGACTCTTTTTGGTGCGCGTGCGGGCCGCATAATAAAGCCCCGCAGAGGCGAGGCTTTTTGATTAACGAAACTTAGCGTTAAAAAATAAATTTGGATTCGATAATATTGTGAGCTAACTCTTGAACGTCATTAATGCTTTTCCTGATAGCAAGGTAATCATAATGAGCATTGTTTAATTGGTCCCACCATTCCTTAACATCAGCATTCTTAATCTGGCCCTCAGCAATAATCCAAGCTTTAACACACGCGCTACGAGCCTGCTTAAAAGCAATGAAATCTTCTTTTTGATTTTGCCTGTCTTGAGGAAAAGCGCGATACGGTAACGTGCGGGTTACATCTAGATATTCAGTTACCGCTCTTTTGAACTCTTGCTTAGCTTTTAACTTTTCTTGGTTTTTCCATGAATTCACAGCCAAGAAAGAAAAAAAAGCTGCAACAGCCGCAGCAATGGCTGAGGCACTAGAAGCTAGCATTGAATAGAACGCGACCTTCTCTGGAGACATTGTTACCTCAAGGGACTCTTGAATGCACTGAACACAAACATTATCACAGGCACTCGGCGAATGCCTTTGATAATGCTTTATCCCCTACAGGGTATATTTAATATTTATCCGCTATAGCCATTACGATGGGTCTACCCATGGTGATGGCAACAAAAAAACCGCCCGAAGGCGGCTTGTTTATTCTTTGCTGATTGCAGCCTGAATGGCATCAGCTAAAGGTTCAATTAAACCAATAACTGCTTTTAATTCCTGCTCGGTTTTAGCGCTTGTAGCCTCACCACCAGCAGAAGAAAGTGATGCTTTAACTAATTCAAGAGCTGCCTGAACAGCTACAACTCTTTGCTTTTGTTTAGCAGTAACAGGCTGAGCACCAATGCCTGAAGGGAAATAATTATCTAACATTACAACCTCCTTATCAAAATGAGGTTATACATTACCCTTGAGATAATTCTTAGTGAAGAGAATTCTCACCATTATCAAGCACACCCGGGGTGAGCTTTGAAATGACTAGCAATCAGCGTCAGGACGGGCAACAGCACGGCATGCCCACATGCAGGCTTCCTGGGTTTTGGTGCGGGCGATAGACAGGCAGCGCAGGGCGTCATCAATCTCTCGCGCCTGTTCAGCGCTCAGCATATCCGGGCCATTTCGTACAGCAAGCAGTTCGCCGCGCTCGGTATCAAGCAGGCTGCAAAAATGACGACTAACACCCTTCAGGCGGTTCATGCGCTCAATGTCGCCCGGCGTTAAAGTGCGGTAGCCCTTAACGGTAGTGCCGTCCTGCGGTTTTGCTTCGCTCATCGGTTGCTCTCCTTTTGGCGGGTATGGAAATTTCCCCGCGATTGAATGTGAATACAGCAGCATGATTCACTCCTGTTTTTGGCAGTTCGCCTGCCACGCTTTGTTATGCGCCAGAATGTCCTTCTTCGTCTGGCGGTCCAGCACATCGATGTCGTGATCAGTAACGTAGATTGGCTTTACCCAGTCACAGGCGGTATCAACCACCACCGGGACGCTTCCACGACTCATGCAGCTCGCGATCAACATCGTCATCAGGCATATGGTTAACAGTCTGCTGTACATTGCTGGCCCCTTTCGTTGCTTCTACCCGGCGTTCTGCTGCTGCGACCGTTGCCGCGGCGTTATCTTCAGTGCGCTGCTGATCAGCTTTTGCTTCCGCTTTGCTGGTGCCGCGCGACTGGCCTAATCCAAATGCGCCAGCGATAGCAGTGATCACCGCTGCAGCCAGCCCAATAATCACTTCGATACCCATCTTGACCTCATAACAGAACGGACTTCGCCAGGTTGAACAGAGTGCGCCGTTTATCCAGGCCGTTACGCCCGCCATTGATGATTAGCGTAACGCGCTCAACATCGCCCGAATAAAGCAGGCAGCCGTGCGACACGTAAAACCATGCTGCTGATCGCGCGGCATAGACATCCTGCTCCAGCAACTCGGGATGGGTTACCAGATCCAGCTTCAGCGCCTGACTGCAGTTGCGATAGTTGCTCAGGCCTGTGATCTGCTTCAGACCGCGGCCCCGGTATTTCCAGCCGTCACCCGCCACCTGATTGCCCAGGTTCTTTTTGCCCCACTCTCCGCCATAAACCAGATTGGCGATCGCTTTCTGGTTAGCTGGCTGCGTGGCCGTTCTGCCGAGAGCTGCGGCCTGCTGTGCTGTGATGCGGTGCTTACCGAACACCGACACCAGACTGTCTGCCGCATAGTTCAGGTTTTCCACCAGCCGGGCAAAGCCACCGGATTCATGGCCCATCTGAGCGATGAACATGGCCTGATCGAGCGGCGCGGTAATCCCGAACTCTTTCATAGCTGCGTCGATATGCGGATACCAGCGCGCAGCCAGCCCGGCGCTGATACCAGCCGCCTTCTGAAATTGTGTTTGGTTCATTATTGCCTCAGATGATCAACCAGGCGCGCAAC